CAGAAAGTATACAACGTCCTGTCGGACCGACTCCGGGTCGGCGACTACCGAAACCTGTTCGCGACGACGACGCCGCGCGGGTTCAACTGGGTGTATGACGTGTTTGCCGATGCCGTCCCCGACGAGCCGGCCGTCGCACTTCCAGACGGCGACGTGTATCGGACGGACACGACGACGGCGGTGTTAGGCGTCTCAACACGGGCGAATCCCCAACACCCGGATGACTATATCGAGCGGCAGGAACGCCAGCGGACGGGCGAGGCATACGAGCAGGAAATTGAAGGCGAGTTCGTCGCCTTTGAGGGTCTCGTCTACAAGTGGTTCGACCGCGAGAATCGCATCGCCCGCGAGGACCTCCCCGAGACGTGGGATAAGACGATTTACGGCGTCGACTGGGGCGGCTCTGCTCCGACCGCGATCGTCGCGATTCGACAGTCGGGCGATGACTGGTACGTCGTCGACGAGTTTTACGAACGGCGAACCGTGAACGACACGATCGTCGCGGAACTCGGCCGGATGGAAGCGCGATATGGCCGGGGACCCATCTATTGCGACTCGGCCGAACCCCGTGCGATTGAGGCCGTCTCCCGCGAGGGCTTCGACGCGCGCGAATCCGAAAAGGCCGTCGAGACGGGGATCCGATACGTCGACTCACTACGCGACCAGCTGTACGTCGTCGATGACTGTCAACACGTCGTCGACGAGGTCAACACCTATCGCTATAAGGACGGAAGCGATGACGTGTTGAAGGAACACGATCACTTGATGGACGCTCTCAGATATGCGCTGTTTACCGATGACACGGGCGTCGATGCGGGCGGCGTCGTCATCGACTGGTGAGCGGGACCGACCCGCCCGCGTCCCGAACCTTCATAATCGGCGCGCGTCTCGATTCGGGTGTCGATGCCGGTGCCGGGTGGCTCTGTCGCGGACCGGACGCCCGTGGCCCCAACACACAACCACCCACCGAAACGTTGCTTCGCATCGACCTGTCAGGGAGTATCGCACGTGTCGTCTGCACGCTGTCGGTGATTGTGACATCTGTGACACGCGGCGGTCGCTTTTCACGGCCGTCGCGGCTTCCCTCAATGCCGTGAGTGGCGACGACACGCGGCCCGCATCCTTTTGCCAGTCGGAACCGAACCCGGCGGTATGAAGGTCCCGACGTTCGACGACCTCCGGCGCACGCTCGGCCGTGGCGGCTTCGATTCGCCACCCGCGCCACACGAAGCGTCGCCCGATGACGTCGAGCGATATGTGGCAAAGCATATGGAAGCGAATCCCCGCGCCTATCCGGCCGGCGGCCGTCGCCAGTCGTCCGACCCGACGCTTCAGCTCCCGACGGCGAAAGAGATCGACCGCAACGAGGCGAAATACCGAGCCGAATTTCCATGGTTGTATGACCCCGAAAAGGGCGTGCGGTGGGACTTCGACCCGATTGAATTGCGGATCCTCGCTCAAGAGAACGCGTGGGTCCAGATGCTTATCCAGTCGATCGTCAAAGAGTTAGGCGAGACCTCATGGACGATCACGAAGGGCGACCAGACGGAGACACAGAAACGCCTCGCGACACACCCCGACAAGCGGTCGCCCGTCTCGAAGGAACTCCCCGATGCCATCGCCGAGGACATACACGAACGCCTCCGGAACCCGTCACCCGATGCCGACTGGACGGATTTTGTCGAAATGGTCATGGCGGACTTACTCGAAGTCGGCTCGATGACCGTCACGAAGGCCTTCCCCGAAGACGCGTATGACGGGGATGATGCCCTCGCGGTCAACCCGGCGGCGACGACGCCGCTCGCGATTCAAGTGTCGGCACCCGAGGTCTGGACGAAAGGCTATCACGATAAGACGGGGATCGTCTCCGGGTATTGGCAGTTCGACCAGCATAGTACGCCCGGCGCGACGGAATCCCGGCCGCGTGGCGTCGGCACGCCGATTCACTTTTCGACGGACGAAGTGATGTGGTCGGACCACTCGCCCCGCTCGAATCGCCGCTATGGCATCCCGCCGACGCTTATCGTCCGGGACTTCCTCGAATCGATTGATTTAGCCGTCACGCAAGAACAGCAATATCTTTCTCGCGGGTCGATTCCGTCCGGCGCGTGGGTCTTCGAGGAGTGGGACCGCGAGCAGGTGAAAGAATGGAAAGAGCAGAACGCCGAGAATATGAAAGGGAAACCACACAAGTCGCTCATGTTCGCGGGCCAGGGCGGCGGCGTGTCCTTCGAGCCGATGTCGATGAACTTCTCGGAACTTGAGTTCACCGACCGCATGAAGTGGTATGCGCGTGTCGTCGCCGCCGCGTTTCAGGTGCCGACGGCCGTCGTCGGTGTCGAACCCGAGCAGGTCAATTATAACACCTTCAAGGGCGAGCGGCAGAACTTCGAGTCGAACACGCTCGGTCCGTATCTCCAACAACTTGAGCGATACATCAATGGGCAATATGCCAGACCCCACTTTGGCGGCGAGTATCGCTTTGAGTTCACCCCCGGGATGTCCGAGACCACGCGGCGGATGATTAGCGATCGCGTCCGGAATGAGTTCAATGCCGGCCTAAAAACGCGGAATGAGGCGCGAAAGGAACTCGGGACGGATCCAGTCGATGACGACGTCGACGGGTTCAAAGACGAAGTGGTGACGAATCCCGACGACGGACAGCTGGGCGAGGCCGAGGGCATGGACCCGTCGGCCGACCGTGGCGACGAGGCGGCGACGGTCAGCGAGTCGGCCGGGACCGACGCGACGAACGCGACGGACGCGACGGCAAAGGCCGAGTATGACGCCGGGTCGGGCGAGGGGGACAGCGAGACGGACGCCGACCATGAAGTCGAGACGGACACGGACGCCCTCCGAAACACGGACGAGTGGCACCTCTTTGATGTCCAGCCGGCCGACATCGATGCCCTCGCAGACGAGATACGCGAGCCGGTCGCCGAGGTGTTCCGCGAGGTCCTCAATGATGAGGGCGTGCGTCGCGAGATAGAGACGTTCTCGACGGCCGAGGGCAATGGGGCATCCGACACCGAAAAGTCACTCACGGGCCTCACACGGCGTCTCAAAGAGATCATCGCTGACTCCTCGCTCGTCGCCGACATCCGCGCGTCTGTCGATGACATGGCGGCGACAGAAATCCGCGAGACGCTGCGCGACGTGACTGACGCCGAATCGGATGGCGTCGATACCGACCCGATTATCGAGGCGCTACAAGATCGCGAGACGGACTTTGCCGCCGAGTTCGCGAATCGCATGAGCGACGACATCCGCGAGACGGTCGCCGACGGCTGGCGTGAGGGCAAAAACTCACTCGAAATCCGCGATGACCTCCAAGCAAAGGCCAGCGAGTTCGGCGACTGGCAGGCCGAGCGAATCGCCCGGCAGGAACTCCAGATCGCATCGGGCGAGGCGCGAAATCGGTATGCGGCGGAAGCCGGGAAACTCGAAGTGTGGCGCACGGCCGGCGATGACCGGGTTCGCGACCCACACGCCGATATGGAGGGTCAATGGAAACGCCCGAGCGAACGCTGGGAAGTCGATTATACCGACGTGGACCGAGGCGTCCAACTCGAAAAGGTGCCGGGTGACTCACGGCCCGGTATCGGGTGTCGGTGTGTGACGACGCTCGTCGACGCCGAGGACGTGAGTGACGAGAATCATGCCGGCGTCGCTAAGTGATACTTAGTCGTCTTCGTCTTCGTCTGTGCCGTCGGCGTCGGTGTCGTCGGCTGTGTCTGACGCATCCGCCGAGGAATCACTCTCAACAGTCGGCACATCGCCCGCGCACGTCCCGCAGACATCCCGCGCGACGGGCGTCTCGACGCGAATCGGGCGGGCGGTCCCCGAACTGCGTTCAAGATGATGACACGCGTCGTCTGCGTGGAGCGGCTCGCGAATCTCACCGTCGGCACGGTATGAGTGATATAGCGTCATCGAGTCGGACATAGGGAAACGTTTACCGCGCCCGCATAATTAGATGTGGGTATAATGAGCGATTTCAGCGTGTACACGGCCGGGCAAATCGCCGACTGGATGTCACAGGGAACCATCGCGACGGCACCCGCGAACCTCTTTGTGACCGTCTTCGACGATACGGGGACCGAACGGGCGAGCGACTTCGGGTCGGCGGGCCGCGTCTCGACGACGACGGGGACCGACTGGAACATCGTCTCGACCGGCTTCGAGAACGGCATCGCGATCGACTTCGGCGAGGCGATCGGCGACGTGACGAACCTGCAGGACATCGCCCTGTATGATGCGTCGACGGGCGGGAACGAAATCGCACGCTATACCCAGTCAGGCGCGCCGTATGACGTCGCCGACGGGACGACGCTCGTGTTCCCGGCCGGAAACATCACCTTCGACGTCCTGGACCGGACTGAGTGAGTGACGCGACGCCCTCAATAGATAGATGACGACCATCTTGACCGGGTCGACGGTCATCATCGACGCCGGATATACGACACGCATCGCGCCGGTTAACGTCGGCGGCGAGTTGAACGTCGCAGGCGAGATCAATTTGACGAACGGCGCGGCCGATGGGTCGGGTCTCGCGACCGGCGCGGCGACGGCCGACCCGACGCGGACCGATGCGGCCGCCGGCGTCGGCGACAGTCGCGGGACAGCGAGCGAGTTCCAGACCGTCCGGCCGCCGGTCTCGCTAACGGTCCCCCTGACGTCGACGGACACGATCGCGGCCGGGACAACCGAGGTCGGCGAGCCGACGAATGTCGGCGGCGAATTGAACCTCGCCGGGGCGCTTGAGAC